ATCAAGAATTTTTCCAGCCTTGTCTGTAGCGTATGACTCAGGATATATATTCACTCGCTTGTTGAAGACATTGTGCATGGTACCCCACATCTTACTCTTCAAAGAGTAGATGTAAGCATAAGTGTAGTATGGGTTGAAGACGATGATACGGCTATCGTAATAGTCATAGATCATATCGGCATTTTCGAGATACTTGCGGAAACGGATATACTTCACATCTGACTCAGGAATACTACCTGTCGCAAGGAGTTTATTCGGATAGGTCTTATCCTTTGTTGAATGTGAATAAATGGATAGAAAATCGAAAGGGTAATCATCCAGTACGTCGGTAATACAAACAGACTCTCTTCCTTGCTGCATCATGATGCCTCTTTCGGTAGGATAGAGGACTGCATCGTCTATCTGCAATATTCCGCTTGGGTTTGAGCAGATGTCACGATTGGCAGGCTGACGCGCAATGTACGTTCCTTCTGTGCTAGGTGTTAGAGTCCACACACCTTCATCCGTGAAGACATAGAGAGGTGCGTCACCAAACTGTCCTTCTGATATAGGGCGAGTGTTTGATGCTAGTGCTCGTATAATTGAGGAACCTACCTGTACGCTGTTCTTGGCTGGAAATACGAGAGGATTTTCTGCATCGCTCACCTTGATTAATGATGTTGATGTTTCGATGTTATTATGGCGATTGTTGTATCGTTCATTAGCCTCATTCCATACGGATTGACTGCATTTTTGCCAAGGGAGAGAAAAATCTATTCCGTATGTGCTAGATTCTCCTATATAGAAAGAATAAGCCATAGTTTCAGATGAGAATAGGGAGACTTCTGCAATCTCGCATTCAGAAGATTCATCTGCATGACGATAAAATATCACACTCGTCACGTCCTGAATATTTAAGCATGGAAAAGAATAATCTTCTTGACTAAATTTACCTTTCCACCAAAAAGTACCTTTAATTGTATGACACTCTATTAGTCCGTCATACAATATTCCTATTGTAGAATCAGTGAATATGCTCTTTATTATCTTTTTTACGACATTAGCATTTGCAATATGAAGTCTGTTATTATATACAATGGAAAATCTTCCACCGATTTCCTCGTTGTATAGATTAGCCAGAGATATACTAGTTTCTGCTTCTGTAATACGTTTTATATCTATTTTTTTGCCAAAGTTCTCTTTTGGTATATAAACCGAGTGATAAAACGTCATTTTGTCTATAATTTCTTTTGCAATAGAAGGCGTGGCATATTTGAAATAAAAATTCCCTTTTCGGTGCGTCGTTCCATCTGTAAATGTGATGTCTGTTATTGCCTCATTTGTGTTAACGAACGATTCGCCCTTGGTGACAAAAACATCTACTCCCTGTATGAAGTCTTGTATCTTATCTAAATTATCTATAGATATATCAATGCAATAAGACGAGCATCGGTAAAGCGTGCTGTACGAAGACACTTTCTTTTTGTCGGCATCTACATCAATAGATACAAATGTCTTATATGTAGCATCTAGCCTAAATATATTTGAAATGTTTACATATGAGCCATCATAAAGGCGAAATGCCACGACCGCAAAAGTATTATATTTTTGAAAACCCTCACCTTGACCTGTTATTTTTCTATTCATTTGAGAATCTAGAGCAGCGAATAATTTAATGACATTATCAGCATTAACAGAACTAATATGACGATTTGATTCAGAATCATTTACAAATCCTCCCCAAGAAAAGATATTCCAAAAATCCTCTCCTAAGTCAACGCTCAGTGATGTCGAGTTTTCGGTTTTTTTTATAGATACTTGAATTTTGTAATCAAGGTCTGATTTAGAAAATATGATATAGTTACCTTTTTTGGTGTTCCAAAAAACGTATTTAGTTGAATCATCACCGACAAAACAGATGATATTGCCAACTGCTGTTACTGAGTTAACATTGAAGTCTCCAAGTTCTATCTCGTTCTTGGTTCCGTCTCCACCTTTCTCCATCCAGTACCAAGTATCATCTGATTTACGGATGATGTAGTGAGAGTGAATCGCTTCATCGTGTGTTACCTTATGTACCAGTTCGATGGTGTCGTCTGCATCAAGCGTGATGTTCTGCTCGGCTACCACAGGCTGATGAATAGGGTGTAGTGCCCCATCCTCGTTGATGAGGTTGAGGCAGGTTGCCAACTCGCCATCCTGACAATTATAGTCGGATGGAGAGTTGGCGAGTCCTTTGAGAATTACTTCTTGTCTCGTTGCCATGTGCTTGAATTTAAGTTTGGTCGAATGATTTCGTAGTATGGCTCGCCTTTGCCTGACTTACGTGGAATACAGGTCAGGCGAACCATTCTGTTGAGCGGAAGATTGTACTCGTCAAGGATGGCGGTGACGGAAGGAAGGTCACTTCGGAATCCCACCTTCTTATGCTCCTGATTGAATTGAAGCTGAGTGAAGGCGGTGTTTGACTTGCAAAGTTCTTCCCAGTCCTCACGCATACAGAATCCGTATGTTCCTCTGTCTGATAACCTGAACACGAAGACGGAATGGTCTGTACGTTCCTTCTGCATGATATGATCGTAGATACCCTTGGAGAGTGTGACAGAGTTCGCTCTTCCGTCCAGTATCACAAAATTGTTGCGATGTCTGAAACCATTGACTTTATCTATTATATATTTGAATTTCATTGCACAAATATAATAAGTAAATTGATGATATATATATTATCTATTAACTTTATCTCCGATACTACTTATTTGCAAGTTCCTTCGCTTCTTCAAGTGATACAGGCTTTCCGCTAAGAGGAATACGGAAGTCGAACTTGGAACGGAAGGAGTAGTAGCCTACGAAATCGAAGCTCTGCTTCATGCGCTCGTCTGTGGTGATGTACTTCTTGTAATCCTTCACTTCCTTTTCTGAGCGATAGATGGTAGAGTTGACGAAGTAAGAACTGGTTCCCTTGTTTGCGATAACTGCAATAAAGAACTGCTTGCCAAGGAATTTCTCCTTGATACGTTGGATAATTGAGATTTTCTTTGTATTCATACTGTAAATCTGATTAATTATTATGATGAGTGCAGATAGGCTGCACTATACTATTCCACAAGATACGATGCAATCTTCTGTGTTGATACCACGATAGTATTCACATCGCTGGCAAGCAAGACTACCTACCATCAGGATTTCGTGAGTGTATCTGCCTTGTATGGCGAAAGGGCATGGAGTGGTGTACTCGAAGTGTCCTCCGACAAATTCGTTGACGTTATATTTTGGATATTTCATTTGGTTTCGTCTGGTATGTAAATGTTTTGTTTTATATACATTTGTCTGTTGTATTTAAATGTTCCAGCACAACTTCTGCCACATGACTTTGGCTCAGGGCAGAATCCTCTGTAAACGCATTGAGGAACGCAAGCGGATGCAAGATAAGGCTCTATTTGAACCAACTCGTCAATTACCTTATACCATACCTCTCTTGTTTCCTTGGATGCCTTGTTGCATAGTCTTAGCTTTGAGATATTGATAATCTCCTGAGCGTTGAGAGATAGCTGCAAGTTTACTAAATCATCCTGTCGCATTTCGTGGCGAGATACCTTGGAGCCAGTAATATCTGGTCTTGATGTAGAAACGAATGGCTGAGCATGAACGTGGCGAACAAAGTGATTGCTCACCCAGTATGGTATGCCGTACATCTTAATATCGAACTCCAATTCTCTGAGCGGAGAATGCTCGCTGAGGATCATCTGTTTCTTGAACTCATCGCTTGGCTCATGTCCTAACGACTTATTGCCTTGCGTGAACCGAGCGGCATCTACAACACGCTGCCAGTCGGTTACTTTTGTAATTTCTATTTTCATAGGCTACTTCTTCATGTACTATTCTTCTTTAAGTTCTACATTATCACAAAGAACATCATTGATTTTCTTTTCGATAAACTCATCAGAAGTATTCTCCTTTATTAGAGCATCAATGTCTGGTACCTCTGCATCAACTTTGTCATCTTGCATTTTTGAGGTAAGCATACCAATTACTAATTTCGCCCAAGGACTATTAGCTATGTCTGTCAATGAATCCTTTTGAAGCTCATAGGCTTTCTTCAACTCTCCGTTATCACGGAAATATCTGAGTACTTCCGTCAATGCAGCAACAAAGTTCTTGTCTTGCATCGGGTTGGTCTTTGCCTCTTCCAGTTTAATCATCAGGAAGAGTAATGATGAATGTAAATCTGTTTTGTTCATACGCTACTTAAATTTAATTACGAAAAACTCCTTGCCCAAGAAATCATCTGGGCACCAGCCCTTTCGAGGTCTATCAATGTCAATCCACACGATTTCCTTCTCGACTCTCGGCTTGTCGTCTCCGTAGCCGTTGATGAAGAGGACGTGGGTGTAAGGAACAAAACTTACTTCTATTCCATTTTTAGTCTCGAAGTGCTCCGTATCACCATGCTTGATGATATAATCTGTTAGTTCCTTCACCAAAACTGGCGGTAACTTTCCAAATCTATCATAATAGAAACGAGCAACCCAATAGGGTTTAATCTCTCGATACTCCTCCTTCTTTTCGCCTGACACGATTTTGTCAAACCACTCCTTCTTGACCGATAGGGTCAGTACTTTCTTTTCCATATTTAAAATGCTTTAGTTAATTCACTACATGCCCTTTTCCTCTCAGCAGCTCTACCTCGAATTTCTCTGAGAGTAGGCTTGAAGTCGCCCTTGTGCAAGCCACACTGACCTACACGAAACCAGTAGTCTATCTTTCTGAGATTGGCTGGCTTGGCGTTGGTGAAACTATACTTCATCGTGTCACCTCCTCCCAGTCTGTTGCGAGAATATCCTCAGAATCTTTGAAAACACAAGGAAAGAATTGCCCATCGCATACAGCCACAATAGTCTCAGAGACAATATGGATATAAGCTCCACATTCTTCCCAAATTACCCTTCTAACTTTCTTCCCCTCCTTCATTCTTCTCAGAGCCTCCGAGAAGTCAAATGTTTCCTTGCTCATAATTACTTCTTTTTACGTTCTAACTTTCTTCTCTCTCTTCTAGTGAGAGGGATAGAAGTCTTGATTAAACCATCATTGAAGTGTTCGTTTGGATAGAAGATGTTGTTTTTTGAAGGCTCGTTGATTTCCATTTCTGCCTTTTTACCAAGAGTACTAATCTTCTCTTTGAGAACTTTGTCTTGAATGTCACTAACTAGCAATTCAACGGCTTTTTTGTATAGTGTATTCATTTTTCACCTTCCTTTCTACTGTAAGTTCTTGCCTCACAAGGAGGACTAAAAGATGCCATAAATTGACTCTCCAATGCTTTTGCTTTTTCAAGTGTATCAGCATACCCAAAGCGTTCATTATATGTGACTAAATAAACTTGCTTTATCATTTTTCACCTTCCTTTCTGTCTGCAAGCTCAAGTTCTACAAGTTTTCCTGCTCTTATATCATAATGGGCTAGAGGATGAAAACGTAATCCACGATAAGATGTATCAAAGCCAAATGAGCCTTCTTTATATATGACTTTCATCGCCTTAGAACCATTTATCGGTTTCAAATAATATCCTTCCCACACATCCTTTCCATTCTTATCCTTCAGTCCTGTGTACTGGCAGACTGTTGAAGGGTCAACAGAAAAAGCACCGCCACCTTCTATGGGAACTATGATAGCACCATTCTCATAGGAATGCAGCAAATCTCCGATTGCCCATCCTTTGCCATCAAGGCGTTTAGCCTTGAACTTGATACTTTCTACTTTCATATTTATATGTTTATATAAAGTCTAAATAGACTGTTGTTTTTGCTTTATTAACGTTGTTGTTGTTATTGTTATTAAAATTATCACTACCTTTGCAGCGCAAATTAGAAACGAGGTAAACAACCTCCTGGCGAAATCGCCAACAATAAAAGTCTCCTAGCCCTCCGCTCGAAAGACATTTTCCCCAGTCCAGTGCTGGGGTTTTTCTTTGTATGGCGGCTCCATGCAAGGTGCTCAAAGCAATTCCGCTTTTGAGTATAGTGCCAGAAAGGAGGTTGTTGCCTCAATGTTTTCTAATTTGCAAAAGAAAGAGAGTGGTACTGAAGTTTTCTGTTGGTCTCGCCGCAGAAAGGATGGTACTATTGAGTACGCTCATGGTAAACCATTCCACTTCTTTATCAATAAGTAAATCGTAAGCTTACGTTTTAACTCTTTCGGGGAGGTGCTCACTGGAGACACCTCCTTTTTCTTTAAGTTCTACAGGTTCATCGCTCCAAGATAATTCTCTTCCGATGAGCTTCTTGATACTGCCCTTCGAGATATGTATAAGCTCTCTGAGAGGGTGCTTGTTAATACTAATAGCAATGCTTCCGCAAATTTTTTCAGGCTTAATGCTTGAAATAAATTCATTACCTTCCAAATCAACACTTAACCATGCCATAACTATTCCTCCTCTTTAATGCCAAATGGAGTTCCATCGGTAAATGTATAAATTTTAAAAGCTTGCTCGTAATTAACATCACGTGCCTCATTGTCTGCAAATGTTATAGAACAACTCATGACATTAGCTATATTTCTATATAAACCTTGATTTTTTTACCCATCCAAATAGCTGATGTTTTTGCATCTCTGCCAAACACTCTTCTGCGTTTGCAAATGGGCGGTACTCTGGCTTGATGCGATACATAAATGAATGTGGACTGAACTCGTGATAATTTTTATCTACATCATTCCACTTTGCCGATTTATTATCTTTTATTCTGTATTGAATAGGTCTTCCTTCGCTGAATGCCTGAATAACAGGCAATAGCTGTTTTGCTTGATTTCTATCCATAATTAATCCTCCAACTTTTCGATTCTACGCCAATGTGTGAACTCTATATCATTGCGTACAACGTAAGATAAAGGAAGTACCCATTTATCTTTGTAGCACACAACAATATCATTCCAAGAGCCGTCCCATTCAAGTCTTGGTGCAGGTTCATCCTCAACAGAAATCCAATCAGACTTACTTAACTCTATCAAGGCATCGTGCAGCAACGTATTTGCCTTTCTTAGAGGTGCATTGTGCTTGTCATTGCCAAACTCCAAGCTATCAACATTATTGCGTATAACTTCCTGTATCAGCTCTTTAACTTTCTTCTTATCCATTTGTGTACTTTCTTAGTTTTTTAAAAGGGTTTGGAAAGTTATATCTTTCAGAAGCAGCTTCTGACCATCCATACTTTCCTTTACCCATCTCATCATTGAAATTAACTCCACGTTTAATGCGTCTCTTCGATTTCTTATCCATGGTTATGTATGTTTAATTAAAAATTCTTTTGCTCTTCCAGCAAACCCCTTGATAGCAGCTTTCTTGTGAGCCACATTACCGGCTCTCCTATGTCATTAGCCAATTTTTCAGCATACTCATCTAATGTCAACCCGTTGGCGGAATTAATTTAAGTTGATAAATATGAGTAAAAAGTTGCACATATCGCTGATTTTTAGTAACTTAGTGGTGTTCAAAACATTAAGTCCAAA